AAGAATGGCAATGCCGTAGTTTTGCACTGTAGACAACGGCGACGGTGCGCGGCGCAAGTCGGATAACAGGACGTTGATGCCTACCAATTCCGGCCAATTGAGGCGACGGACGTGCCACGTCTCGCCGTCAACGTCAACGGCTTCCACAACCGCGCCACGCTGTGCCCTGAGCCGTTGCAAGCGTGCCTGCGCTGCTGTCTGCTCCGCGCCGCTCATCATGTCATCGAGACGGGCCGCTTCCTCAGCGGGGATTTCCGTTATTGTGACGGCGGTACTGCCGTCATCAATAGTGCGCGCTTCGATGCGTGTCGGCATAGAGGTTAATCTCCCTGAATCTTTTTGAGCCGTGCCTGAAAATAGGCGCCGCCATCAACCGGCGTCTTGTCGAGGATGGCCGCGCGCAACACGCGGCGGCGATGGTCGTTGTGAGCGAACTCATCGAGAAACGCCTCAATCTCGCGCTCGCGCCTTTCATCAACGACGGGCGCTACAGTAGCGGGCGCAACGACGGCGGGTGAGGCGACGGTGACGGGCGACATTACGTCGCCGGATGTGACGGATTTTTCGTTTGCCATGATGGTTCAATCCTTTTTTAATCGATGTTGTTGACACTGATTTTAGCCGTCCACTCGCTCGGCTTCTCGGCGTCGCCGGAGCCGCCGGACACGTCGTCCACGCGCATTTTGGAGAGCGGGAAGAATATAAAAAAGTTGGTTGGGAGACGACTGGTTGGCGTGGTGCCTTTGTCTGTCCAGGTGAATGCCGAAGGCGCCGCGCCGCTCAAAACGAGGGCCGCGATGTCGGCAAACTCAAGCCCGCCGGTGCCCGCGCTATCCCAGCCTTTGAGTGTGATTTCAGCATCGATGCGACCGGAGCCGCGCTGTTCCACGCCTGAATCAGAACTCGGCGCGTTCCACTTCGATTTCATGATGTGGATTTCAATGCTCTGAAAATGCCCGGTGCCAGCGTCAAAAGTGATTGCTGCGTCCTCGCCTGTGTAACGATCTGCCATTGGATTGCTCCTTAATTACGGTTGTACTTAAATTCAATGCGATGCTGTGTTTTGCGAATGGGCGCGGTCTGCTCATCGCCCTCATCAACGACCATGCGCTGCGGCCTGATACGAGTATTGAGCAGCCCCATGTCACTCCACGCCGCACGGTTGCCGCAGATTTCCTTTTGTAAGTCGCGCGACAATAGCTCGTCAACGGCCACCGGATTGGCGGTGCCGACCTGGGTGCCGCTAAAATCATCGGCCCGGATTTCGGCGATAACGGCCACGTCGCGCCAGTCGCCGTCCATTGATGACCAACTGCTCAATTCGCCGCTTTCCTGCCAGATGAGCAGCATCGGCCTGCCCGCGTGTTCCGGCTCATCGCTCTCGTCAAACGTCATGATGACATCAACGCCGCTCGCGTAAGATGCGCCATAATCGCCAGAGGCAAACTGCACCTCAAGTCGGGTTCGCAGCGTGCGAACGGCAGCGATGTCATCGGTGAAACTCGGCATTAGAGGCCTAAACGATTCTTTATTTCCTGCTCTGCAATCGCCTGCAACTGAGGCGCCACGGTGCGATGCGCGTCCTCAGCGGCTTTGTTGGTGCGATTGACGCCATCGGCGCCGGTCGGCAGATTGGCAAGCCGTCCCTCATACTTCACGGCGTTGCCCGTCGTTGTGATGACGCGCTCGCCCGGCCTGCTTTCAATCGTCTGACCGTTGAGCAAATCGCCGCCACGCTTCCAGCGCGCCCGGCCCGTCTTGCTGCGCGGGATGGCCCTGCTGTAAGTGCGCCCAACCATGCGCCGTTTGGCATTGAGCGTAACCTGCGCGCACCTGTCCAGCATGGCCTCTTGCGCCGCCTTCACGCGCCCGGCCTTCGCCTGCAACTGTGCGGCAGTGGCGGCAACGTCAATGCGAATGTCCATCAGGCGTTCACCACATAAGAATCAGTAAACGCGTCGTAAATGTAAGCGGCAGTACTCAGCGTCGCGGCGCCCGACACGTTAGACGGCACGTCGGCGCTGCTGCCGATGAGGTCGTCAATCAGGTCAGCAGACTCCGCTTTCAACTCTTTGGCCCGTTCCCAGTACGCCGGGTTAAGCTGCCCTGCGGTGCCATACAGAGACGCCAGCACGCGCAGTTGCAAGGCTTCGGTTGCGATGATTTGATTGCGGATAGAGGTTGCCACGCCTTCCAGCTTGCCTTCGATAACGGCGCGATACTTGACGATGCGCGCCGCGATGTCGGTGTTAAGGGCAGCCACATTGGCCAGGGCAGCGCTAACCTGCTCCGGCCTCAAACGCGACTCCACGCGCACGGCATCGGCGGAGGGCAAAGTATCAATAGTCATGGCGATTATTTCGCTCGGTCAGCGGTCACACCCTGAAGCGTATAGCTCTCGTTGGACTGTTTGTCGGGCGATTCACCGAAAAACCCCTTAGCGGTTGCCTCATCGAAGGCAGCCTGCACTTCGCTTTCGCCACTCTCGCCGATGCCTTTGGTGATGCCGGTAGTCGCAGCGGCCTCGTTTGTTTCGTCGGTTCTTTTAGTTGCCATGATTGTGATATTTCCAGTGTCATGCGGCGACCTAAGCGAGCGCCGCCGCTAATGAATTAAGCTGCCGGGGAGCGCAAAATTCCGAACGGATAGCGGCTGCCCTCTGCCGCTTGCGTGTAGTTGATGGGGTTTGCCACCTGGAACGCATAGCGGGCGACCACGCGCATGGCGACCATGTCCTGCTGCATGAGGTTGTAAGCGGTGGTGCCGTCTGCGTTCTGCACGATGCCCTGGTCGAAGATTTTGTACGTGATGTCCTGGCGGATGCCGACGATGCCTTTGGTGAAGTCACCGGCAATCAGTTCGGCGGCACTCAGGCCCGAAGGCCACAGCCCGCTCATCGCATAGGCGACCGGCATCCCTTCGATGTTATCCACGTTGCCATTGATGTCGAGCAGGCGCTGGCCATCGGTGCCACGCGCACCGCGCAGCTTGCCACGGAACGCGCGCGAGACCACGAAGCCATTGACATCATAGCCGTCGCCCTCAACGGTACTCATCGTGTCGTTGATGTCCTCAGCAATGCCGCCATCAGCCGCCGTATTGGTGCCGCGCGCGACCACATTGCCCGCAGCAACGGCGGCGGTCACAATCGCAGACGGCCACGAAGCGGGCTTGTTGGTGCCGAAGAAAATAGCGGCGTCTAGCGCGCGGCCCATCGCTTCGGCCAGCAGCGGGCGAATCTCAGCCCAGATGTCGAACTGCGCGTCGTCCAAAACCGCTTCGGGAATCGGCACAATGCACGCCAAATCCTCGACGGTGAGGGTCTTATCCGTCCAGTTGACCTCGGTGGTGCTTTTGAGGTCGGTGTCGGATGTCAGCCAGGTCGCCACCGGCAAGGCCGAGACAACCGGCATTTTGCTGGTTTTGCTGGACATCTGAATGGAGCGAAACAAGCGCAGCGCAGCGCTTTCCTCGACCATTGCTTTTTGAATTTCGTTTGCGACGGGGAGGGGAATCAGGCTCAGTGCGTCGGCCCGCGAGATGATGTTATTAGTGGCCAATTTGAAACTCCTGTTGGACTGAAATTAAGCGCACGAAGGCGCGGTTAATCTCGGAATCCGCCAGGGTTTTCACGAGGGCTTCACACGTTGTCCGCCAGGGTCGCGGTGTGAGCGAAGGGGATTATATTTTTAAGTGTTGCGGCCATCGCGTCTTATGCGGCACGTCCGGCCTTGCGGCGTATCTCGGTGTTGAAGTCTACCACAGCAGCGGAGTCGCCACGCGCGCCGCCGTCTGCGGTGCTGCTGTAAAACTGCGCCGGGTATTCGGCTTTGAGTCGTTTTAATTCCGCCTCAATGCCTACCACCTTGCCATCCTCTATGCTCAGCGAATTGCGATCCACGAGATGCGATAAGGCGCGCGTATCGCGGGCGTTGAGTTTTGCATCCGAGACAGCGACGTGAATCGCGTTGTCCATGCGGATGGCTGCGGCTTCCTGTCTCGCCTCATCGCGCTCGGCTTCCAAAGCATCGGCGCGCGCTTTTTCGCGCTGCGATTCCGTTAGCTCCGATTCGGCTGCTTTCGCTTGCGCTTCCTCAAAGCCTTTAAGCCGCTTTCGCAAACTCTGCGATTCGGCGCGCAACTTCCTGGCTTCGTCTAACGAGATGGACTCCGATTCCGCCGGGGAATCGTTGCTTGCGTCGGTGCCCGCCAGGGGCGTGGTCGAATCCGCCTGGGTTTCAACCGGGGTTGTTTCGTCTGGCATTATATTTCCTTTCTTGCAAGAGTGCAAGGACTTACTATTAAACTTCCCTAACCGCCCTGACAAGTGCCCTGGCAATAGCGTCTATTGCCTGCTCCTGCGCGCTGTCCTTAGAACTGCCGTCACGCGCTGCGAACGGCGCGAAATGGCAATGAAGCAATTCGTGAACAAGCGTGATCTCAGGATCATACTTTCCGAGTCCGCAGTAATGAGCCGGGTCTAAGAGCGATACCTTTGCCTCTTTCGTGTTGAGATGGTACTTGATGTTGCCGCAGTGTGAGCAGCTATCCATGTCGCCAACCGGCACCATCAAGACCGTCACGTCCCAGTCCTGCAAGCGCAGGCGGCGCTGCCAGTCCGCACAGAGCATGGCTAATTGCTCGTTAGTCATTGCCCGTCCTTGAAAAAATCGAAACGCACCAACAATTTGAAAAACAGTCGTCGGTTCCAATTTCGGGATAATCGCTAATCGGATACCATCCATGCGCCGCGACTGCCGCGCACGAATCGCAGTGATTGACCGCCGCCAATACGCGCCGCGCGAAGCCGAAGCCTGCATCCGCGTGCGCGTCCTTCAACGTGTTCTCAAAATTCACCCGTCCGGCGTTGGCGTATTGGTTCGCCCTGTTCAGCAATCCATCGGCGGCAAAGTCGGCGCTGCCCGGCACTCCATAGCGACCCGCCGCCACATCCTCAGCAAACCCGCGGCTGTAGCCATATTGCGCCGCGATGCGTTCAGATGCCTTCACATAGTCCGCTGCCGTCATCTCAGCGAACCCGCCGCGACCTAAGACGCTTTCGGCACCATGCAAAATCTTAATATGCCTGTCATGCTCTACCGCCCATGCCGCCACGTCCAACTTGCCCTGTGACAGCTTGAGCGCGGCGTCCATCATGGCGAACTGTGACTGCTTACTCACCGCATCGGCGGCGGCTTTGACCGTCGCGCGGCTCACCGCCTTGTTACCCTTCACGAATTGCAGCGTCGGCCTGTCCCATCGAAAGCGCGAGCCGCGCTCACCCGCTCGCCACAACTGCCGCGCGAGGTTGCCGCTGATGCTGGCCTCGACTTTGCCTGCGATGCCGTTGCCGGTCGCCGTCATGCCACCGACAAACGCTTCCATGGCTTGAATATCGGCGGCGCTGATGGCGGCAAGCTCGCGGCGGATGGCGCGGGAGGTTTTAGGAAGTCGCATTAGGCGGTCAATTCCAACATCGGCTGCATCTGTGCCTGCATCCGCACCTGCGGCAGCATTTGCGCCTCGTTGATGCCGCACTGGGCGATAGCGAAGTACTCAGGGTCTTTTTCGATGCCGATGAAGCGCCGATTCGTATTGATGGCCGCTTTGCCGGTGCTGCCACTCCCCATCGTAAAATCTAAAACAGTCTCGCCTTCGTTGGTGTAGGTTTTGACTAAGTACTCCATCAGCGCGACCGGCTTTTGCGTGGGGTGGCTGGTAACCTCCTCCGCTTTGTTCTCCCATTTCTTTCCGAAAAGCGGCTGGCAACCGTGATTATTTGAAAATTTTATGACCGATGTCGGGTAGCGTTGAGTTGAGCCAGCGTGCGCGCGTTCTATGGTTGGCGTGTGCTTGTTGTAAATTCCTCGCCCCATTGTGCTGTTATTGTATTTCACCGCTGAAGACTTCTCTGCATTCCAAAACTGGGGGTTATAGGTAGGAAGTGATTTATAGAAAATCAAAATCAATTCGTGACTTCTTAGCGGCATTTTTTTTGCGTTCAGGAACCCGACAGGTGCCGTCTTTTGCCAGACCAAGTCATATCTGAAATGCTTGGGGTTGCTCATAATCAAGGCAGACGCGAATGGCTGTGCACCAAACAAGACGACAGCGCCGCACGGCTTGATAACGTGTTTAATACATTCCCACATCGCATCAAAGGGAATCGCCGCATCCCACTTGCAGGCCGTTTGCCCGTAAGGAATGTCCGCTATGATAGCATCCACGCTACCCGCTTCAAGCGTCGGCATGATTTCAAGGCAGTCGCCGTGAATTAGTTTTATCACGCTGCCTCCTCCTCATCATCAGCCGAACGCGGCACGCCCTCATCGAACATCGCGGCGCGCCTATCCTGCTCGGCCTGCTCAATCTGCTCTTGGGAATAGCCACGGTCGCGGAGCGTCTTATCCTTACTCCCGCCTGCTGCCTGTTCCGCCTGGGCCGCCTGCCATGATTCCAGTTCCGAGAGGCGCGGCGTCGGGTCAGTCCACAGTGTTTCGAGTTCCACGTCCGCCATGCCTTTTATCTGTAGGCAGAAGCGCATCGCATCCGCCCAGGTGTTGCCGAACGATTGCTGGCGGTCAAGCGCCTTACGGGTGAGGCGTTCCGATGCGACTTTGAGCGATTCACCCGATGGATAGCCGCCGCTTACAAAGGCGAGATAGTGCGCAGGTATGCCGGAGATGCGTACAATCGCCATGCGCGCATCGTCTATCATTTTTAGGTACTGGGTTAAGTCGCCGGTAGCCAACTGCCCGAAACTGCCGTCGGCGTTCTCGTTAATCCACATCCGGTCGGCGCCGCTCTGAAATGGGTTAATCGGCTTGCCGTTCTCATCGAGTCGAATGTCATAGCCAAGCGCGTAGCGCTGCGGATAAGCAGCGTACTCCGACGACAGCAGCATATCGCAGAGCGCCTTGTTGAGCCTGTCCTGGGGCGGAATGATGTCGCGCAACTCAGACTCGCCACTGCTACCGACACCGGAGTTATTCACAAATCGAAATACCGGCACTTTGCCGTAAGGATTGATTTGCTCTGCCGGCACCTCGTCTGTCTCATAAAGTTCAAAGCTGCCGGGGCCGGTCGGCATCTGAAACGCTTTGTTGCGCGTGGCGTAGCGCGTGATGAGTTCCGGCGTGTAGATGGTGAGACGCGCCCGCGCGCCCTCAACCCAGTATTTCGCCGCCTGCACGATATAGCCCAACTGCTCAGGGTGATAGCCGACAACGACATTGCCGGGCAGGTTCGGGTAGATGACCGGCTCGTTCTCAGCATCGGGCCACACGATGACAAACGACTCGCCAAACAGCGGCGTGTTTTTATGAACCTGGCCCGCGCGCTCGCTCATGCGGTTACGTCGCCAGATTTCCTGTGTGGCCTGCGAAATGGCGTTGTCGCCGCCAGTGCCGGTGCGCGGCGCGAAGCCTTCAACCTGCAGCAGGTCGGCCAGAATGTCTACCGGCAGTTTGCAGAGGTTTTCAGTGTTGGCGCGAAAGGTCGTGCCGAAGGTCTCGAGGAACTTGGTGGTGGCGAATAAGAGCGGGTGGTCGCCGTTGTAGTAGTCGGCATAGGTTTGGAGTAGAGCCGCGCGCCCGATAGCCGTGCCGGACACGCTGCCCACGGAATACGAAGCGTTGAACGCGCCGAG